AGCATGGCGAGGACATGGAACTGCTCCGTGAGGGGATGCAGAAACTACGCTGGGACGCAAACTTGGACGGCAAGTACAGGCTCTATCTCGGAGGCTGGAACGACAACAACCCCGTTTATGAGGGCTACGAGAAAATCATAAGCGACCAAGGGAACAATCCGAACTACGGACGCATTCAGGCTGCGGACATCTACTCCTACGTCGGGGGCTACAACTTTGTGAACGTTACCCTTGCACCGCTGCGAGATACCAAGTTTAACAAACTCAAATCCGAGTTGAAGGTGGTTGAGGCAGGGTGGATGAACAAGGCCATCATTGCAAGCGAAACCATCCCCTACACCGATGTCATCCGACACGGAGAGAACGGGTTCTTAGTCCCTTACAACAAACCCAAGGACTGGTACAAGTACATCAAACAACTAATCCTTGACCCCGACCTGCGGAAAGGCTTGGCTGACAACCTTACACGGGACATTAAGAAGCAGTTCAACGTGGCTGAAACCGCCAAGAAGCGGGCCGAACTATACAGGCAGATTGGGCGCAAATTGTGAAATTCGGGGGCATCGCACATTTACAAGCAGATGCTTTACCTGAACCCTGACACAACCAACACGATTACCGTTACTTGGACCGAGCGAGCCAGTACCGGGGACCGCTACATCTTGCGACTCACGAGCATCGCAAAGAACACGACGACGGACTACACCCTGCTGAAATCAGCCAACCTTTCCAACTATACCAACCGCTATGACCAATTTCAGATTGCCGTGGGGTCGATTGAAACAGGCTCGTATCGTTACGAAGTTTACGATACCAATAGCACGGTTACCGCTGCTTTGGCGGTCGTTGAAACGGGCTTGGCATTTATACAAACCGCAACGATAGGCTTTAACACCTACGCAAACACAATCACTTACAACGTCTATGCCGGGGGCATATTCGACCCAACTTTTGACCAAACATTCAACTAATGAGCGTACAAACACGAAGCGAACTCCAAGCGAGTGCATTAACGATAACCAACGAAACCGCTGCCGGGGCGAACACCGCATCCCGTGTAGGCGGTCTATTCGACGACCTTGCAGACACCGCAACGCTTGACCGAGAGCGGGGTTTTGCAAACCTTTACCTCGATACCGATACGTCCTTCGCACCAACACAAGGGCAAAGGGTCAAGTTGACAAGCACGATGAAATCGGGCGTTTTGTCAACCTATAATTTTACAAGGACTACGAACTCGATAACCTACACAGGCACAACAAATGCTACCCTTCGCATCGCTGCATCCATGGTCTTGGCGCAGAACAACAACACGCAAATCAAGGTCTACATCGCCAAGAACGGCACACCGATAGACCAGTCAATGACTGACATCACGACGAGTCATAGCAACGGCCATGCGATTTATACGGAGGCTTACGTTACAGGTGCGGTCAACGATGAATTTGCCATCTACGTCAACGCAATCGATAGCGGTGCAAGTATCGCAATTTCAGCCCTTTCATTCACCGTACACACCCTATGAGCAAGTCAACGCAACACTTCACCCAATGGTTGGGGATAGAGCATAAGGTCCCTGTAATGCTGGAGAACCGCTCCGGCAAGTACATCACCTACGGCTTTGCCAACGAGTATCCCTACTACCTGCTGGACAACTATCGCAGGTCGTCCAAGCATAACGCTATCGTGAATGGGAAAGTGAACTACATCATGGGCGGTGGATGGCAGGCAGGCGACAACCTGACCGTGGAGCAAGAGGCCCGCTTCATCAAGTTCTTTGATGGAATGTCAAGCACGGAGGATCTGAACGACATCACCGAGAAACTGGTCTTGGACTTGGAGATTTTCAATGGCTTTGCGGTTGCGGTTACTTGGTCCAAGTTGGGAACCATTGCCAAAATGGAACACGTCCCGTTTGAGAAGATTCGGGTGGACAAGGAGGAGAAGATGTTCCAAGTCGCTGACTGGTACAACGACGATATGATGCAGTTGTTCCCCAAAGTCGGGGACATCGAGAAAATCCCTGCCTTCGACCCGGAGAATCGCCTCGGAAAGCAGTTGTTTTACTATCGCGTGTACGCAGCAGGCGTGAAGCACTATCCTCTACCCGAATACATCGGAGGCAACGCTTGGATTGAAGCAGACGTACAGGTCGCCAACTTCCACAACAACAACCTCCGCAACAACTTTTGGGGGGGTTACTTGATTAATTTCAACAACGGCATCCCGACCCCCGAAGAGCAGGGCGACATCGAGAGGCAAATCAAACGCAAGTTTTCAGGAACCGACAACGCTGGTCGCTTCGTTGTAACCTTCAACGATGAAGCAGCGAATGCCCCAACACTTGAACCGCTCACTCCGTCCGATATGGATAAGCAGTTCGAGGTATTAAACAAATCAATCCAGCAAGAGATATTCATTGCCCACCGTGTAACCAACCCGATGCTTTTTGGAGTCAAGACCGAAGGCCAATTGGGTGGACGCAACGAATTGGTCGAGGCCTACGAACTATTCAAGGCCACCTACGTCAACGACCGGGTGCGCAAAGTGGAGCGGATGATCAACTACTTGGGATCCTTCAATGGCGTGGAAGGGATGGAACTGATCCCGGTTGAACCCATCACGGAGCGACTAAGCGAACAAGCCTTGTTGCAGATTATGACCCAAGACGAACTGCGTGAGAAAGCGGGTCTGCAACCCTTGGAAAAGCCTGCCGACGTGGTTGGACCTAACCCCCAACCCGACGAGCAACCGCAAACCGTGGAGCAACTTGCCAGCAACGACAACATCAAGAAACTATCAGGCCGTGAGTATCAAAACCTGATGCGTATCGTCAGGCAGTATATGCAGGATAAAATCACGCTGGAGATGGCTCGGACGATGCTATCAGCCGGCTTCGGCCTATCTGCCCAAGAGATTGACACGATGCTCGGAGTGCAGTCCCAAGAGTTCAGCGAACCGACTTGGGGCGAAGAAGACGACGAAGACTACGGATGGGGCGACGAAGAGTTCAAGGTCTTGGAGGTCGTTGCAAGCAAGTTCGGATGTCATGCCGACGACTACCACGTGATGCACTCAAAGCCGATGCGGTTCGACACCAACATCGACGAAAACATCCGTTTAGCCTTTGCCGAGTTAGGCGAAGAAGAAGTCGAACTTGACAAGAAGATTGAGGCCTACCGCAAGAAGAACCGGGAAGCCAGCGTTGAAGAAATGGCTAAAGAGTTCGGGGTCAGCAAAGCCAAGGTTGCCAAGCGGGTCGCTTACTTAATCACCAAGGACCGCTACCCAATCAGCCGGGCCGTGGACAAGATTGCCGAGCAGAACCTGCCAAAGAACGTGAAGGAAGTTGCCGAGCCAGTACTGGAGGTCCGATACAAGTACGCATGGGCGACAGGTTTCAGCAACAAGGACAAAGGCTCCAGCCGTGAGTTCTGCAAGGTCATGCTGGACTTAGCCGGGCAGGGCAAGGTTTACACCCGTGAGGACATCGACGGGATTTCTGCAATCATGGGCTACTCCGTATGGAATCGCAGGGGCGGTTGGTATCACACGCCCAGCGGAGTGAATAGACCCCAATGTCGCCATGTATGGGAGCAGCAACTCGTCATCCGTAAAGGCAATAAAATTACGAAGGCATGAAGGCACTATTCATAAGCGAAGAAACGCTGCTCGACAATAGCATCATCAACGAGAACGTATCCTACACGCAGATACGCCCAACGGTCATCAAGGTCCAAGAGATGCGGATTCAGCCCATCGTTGGCTCTCCGTTGTATGGGGAACTCGTAAGCCAAGTGGTCAGCGGTTCAACGTCTGCACTCAACCAAACACTGCTGGAGGACTACATTCAGCCTGCAATGATTCAATGGCTCTACTACGAGTTGCCCATGGTCCTTGCGTTCAAATACATGAACAAGGGGATGGTCCGTAGAACGAGCGAAGAATCAAGCCAAATGAGCATGGAGGAAATCACCCGGCTGACCGACAAAGTGAAGAACGATGCCGAGTGGTACTCCGAACGGATTACTCGCTACCTGATGGAGAACCGCAACGCCTACCCTCTTTGGAACTCGCCTCCTTCTGCTTTGGATACGATTTACCCGAACGCCACCAACTACCGCACAGGGATGGTCCTTGACCGCAACAGGAGGATGGGAATCAGCAACCTTGACTACCCCTACCCTTACGGTCAATTCGGGGCGTGTAATGACTGCTAACGATGGGCGCACACAAGAAGAACATACTGAAACTGCAGAATTATGTCATGGATAAAAATCAAGCAAGCCCTGCTGGACCTTGCAAATGCTCATCCTCAGGTCAACTCCTTCGGGACGGGCGACCCTCTTGCGGTAGGCACGGACAACACGATAAATCTTCGAACCCCAAGCCGTGAGCGAATCGTCTATCCGCTCGTTTTTGCGGACGTTCAGTCTGCAAGTACTGACGCTGGTACTTTGGACTTGGTGGTTGGGGTATATTTTAGTGATAG